GGAGTTTGATTCTAAATTGGAAGATGCATACAATCAGACAGTAAACGAACTAAGAGAACTAAGTAAGACCCGTTTATGGGCGCCCGCAAGACTTTTTGAACTATATCAATTCTCAGAGGATATGACCTTAGAGAAGTTGGCTAAAGAAATAGGAATATCTAAATCAACCGCATTCCTAAATACAAAGAAGGTTAAGATACATTTAAGAAATAAAGTTACAAACCCATTTAAATAATAAGTTATGTATTACATTTATCACATACCAGGAGTTAAGATAGGGTGCAGTATTAATCCTAAACAAAGAGTTAAAAGAAAAGGTTATACCGAATATGAGATATTAGAGCAATGGGATAATATTGATAAAGCTTCTGAAAGAGAAATAGAATTGCAAAAACAATATGGATATCAAATTGACAATATTTTATATAAAAGAACCATAAATGCACCAACAAAAGATGGTATGAAAAAAGCAGGAGAATGGTCTGTAAAAAGTGGACATTTAAAAAAAATATCTTCATTAGGTGGTAAAGTTCAAGGTTCTAAAAATCTTATCTTAAATTATGTAACCAAAGAAACGCTAAGTATGGGAGGAAAAGCTGGGTTAAAAAAACAATGTGTAGAACTTATATGTCCTAAATGTGGTAAGGTTGGTGTTGGTAGAGCAATGTATAGATGGCACTTTGATAAATGTAGAATATGAAAAGAGATTGGACACTAACGAAGCTATTCGTAGGATATTTAATACTCCTAGCCATATTAACTTATATTGCATTATAGGAGCAATTCTTATGTGGTCTCCTGAGGAGATAAATACAAAGTGAATAATGAGTGTTATATTTATATATATCGTTTAAATAACGAAGGATAACGATGGCAAAATTTGAAAAAGGAAATCAGATAAGTAAGGGAAGACCAAAGGGAGCACTTAATCGTTCTACCGAAATGGTCAAGCTATCTATTGCAAGAGCTGTGGATAATACTCTATCTACCCTATCTAAGGATTTGGAAGAGATTAAGAAGAAAGACCCACAAGCAGCTATTGAATTGGCATTTAAGTTATTGGAATACACAATACCTAAATTGAGTAGAACGGAAGTTAAAGCTGAAGTTGAACAAAAGATACAACAAATCACAGTCAATATAAATCAAACAGGTAGTAATGAGCGAATTGATAATTGATACTACTATAAGCTATAAGCATATTGATTCATGTCCAACTAGAATTTGTCATCTAATAGGTGGAACAAGAAGTGGTAAGTCGTATGGAGCTATGCAATGGTGTATTGTTCAAGCGCTACAAAATGTAGAAACTATTACAATTGTTCGTAAAACAATTCCTTCCTTAAAGAGAACCATTATGAAAGACTTTAAGGATATAATGGAAAATTTGGGTATATGGCACGAATCTGAATTTAATATTACAGATAGAATTTACCGCTTCTCCAATGGTTCTGAAATCCAATTTGTTAGTTGTGATTCGCCAGAAAAATTAAGAGGATTGAAGAGCACAATATTATGGATTGAAGAAGCTTCGGAAGTAGATGAAGAAAGTTGGTTTCAATTGAGTATCAGAACGTCAGGCAAAATAATACTATCATATAATCCAACAATCTCACCTTTTCATTTTTTAAGACAGATGCAGGATTGTAGCAGATACTTCACTACATATCGTGATAATACCTTCTTAGACCCATCAATTAGAAAAGCAATTGAGGATTTAAAACATACAAATTTAAAGGCTTGGAAGATATATGGATTGGGCGAATATACATCAAATGATAGAGCCGTATTCCAATTTAATGTTTGTGAATGGATAGATGAAGAAGCTGAGTTAGTTGGAATAGGTGTGGATTTTGGATTCTCACAAGACCAAACAGCAATCGTCTCTGTGTTCCGTAATGGTGATAATGTGTATTTGGTAGAGAACTGTTACGAAAAGGGAATGCTGACAAAGGAAATAGCTGGTAAGCTAAAAGAAATAGTAGGTGATAAGAGAACGGAAATAATTGCTGATAGTGCAGAACCCCGTTTGATTGAAGAACTATATAGAGAAGGATTGAACATAAAGCCGGTGAAGAAAGGACCTGATAGTATATCATTTGGTATTCAGTTAATGCAAGGGTATAAGTTGAATATACCAAAGACTTGTCAGAACTTAGTAAACGAATTCTATTCATATCAGTATGCAGTAGATAAGCACCAACACACAACGGATAAGCCTGAAGGTGGGTTAGACCACTTAATAGATGCAGCCCGTTATGTCTTTATGATGAAATTAAGTAATAAAGCCACATCGGCTGGTAAATATGTTATTAGAGTAAGATAAACAAAACAAAATAAAATATGGCAAAAGTATTAGAGGACAAAGTGTTAGATGTAGATTTAAACAATTTAACCAAAGAAGATTTCCTACAAATGGCACACTACATTCAACATTTGGAAGAACAATTGGAAGGAGCTAAGAGCGCAGGTTTAACCTTAATGACACAAAGGAATAACCTACAAAAGAAATACAATATGTTACTTGCACAAAAGCAAGCAGGTATTGTAGAGAAGCCCGTAAATAGAGTATTGGATATTGAATTTGATTTGGTAAACCCAGAACAATATGCAGTTCCTGAAAACAAAGTTATAACATCACAAAACGCAAAATAATATGGAAGCATTGCAAAGTTACTTAGATACATACAAACAAACATTTGATTCACAACATCATTTAATGTCAGCTGGAGAAACAGGCGGGCATCACCATCATAATCCGGACCCTGAGTATTGGGATAAGCTATTAGGCGATGTTAAATATAACCCTGAGAGATGGAGAGGTAAAAGAGCATTTGATTTCGGATGCGGATGTGGTAGAAACTTATACAACCTATCTACATTAGCAGAATGGGAAAGAATTGATGGATGTGATATATCTAAACAAAATGCAGCTTATGCAGAAAAATGGCTACATAAGAATAACAAAACATTTGCTGTAGGTAAGACTTGGGAAAATAATGGTAAAGATATTCAACCTGCAGAAGATAACTACTATGATTTTATAATGTCACATATAGTATTTCAGCACATATCTAATTATGATGTCCGTTTCTCTATTATGAGTGATATGTATAGAGCTCTAAGAGAAGGTGGATTATGTTCACTACACTTTATGGATATGAGCATAGCCTCATCTTATTTTGAAAACTCATTAGAGTGGAAGAACTGTGTAGTAGGTAACCCACAATACCTAATAGATGATTTCGTTAAGATTGGTTTTAAAGATGTAACATGCGATGTTGGAAGTGGTATAGGATATGGTGGTATTGGAAGAACTTATTATATAAAAGGAACAAAGTAATATGAAGCAAGAAGTAAAAATAACAGTCCCAACGGATTGGTCAGCAATTACCTTAAAGGATTACCTAGCCTTTCAAAAGGATTTAAAAAACTATTCCGATGATGAAGATGCGATGACAGCAGTAATGTTTCATCACTTATGTAAAGTGCCGGTAGAATGGATTCAGCAATTAGATTTAGATACTTATCTAAATATCAGAAAAGATTTAGTAACCTTTCTAAATAAGTCGGATATACCTCTATCTCAGTTTGTTACGATAGATGGAGTAGAATATGGATTCGAACCAAACCTATCTCAAATGGCATATGGTGCTTATGTGGATATCTCTAAATACGAAGAGATGGCAATCAATGATAAATGGGCTGAGATAATGAGTATCCTTTATAGACCTGTAACTCAGAAGATTAGCAAGTTCTACGATATTAAAAAGTATGATGGCCACATTGATGGAGAGAAATGGATGGATGTTTCTATGGATATTCATCTTGGCACACTTTTTTTTTTCAAAAATTTATTGAGGGACTTAGTGAAAGATACCCAGAAATCTTTGATGGATTCGGAGGTGATACCACACAACATCAAATTAATTTTGGAAAAAAGTGGAAATCTTACTCCTCAATAATTCAGTTAGCTAACGATGATATTTTAAAAATAGATGAGGTTGTTACACAACCTTTAGAAAAGTGTCTCCTATTCTTAGCATATCAAGCAGATAAAGTTCAGTTAGAGAATCTCATGCATAAAGAGATGTTGAAGAAGATGAAGGGGTAGTATGTTATATTTATCAGTTACATTGTTATAATAAAAACAATAGGATGAAATTAAGAAC